GAAGTGCCGTGATTTTTGTGGCATAGAGGTCTAATTTTCCACCAACAGTTAAGTTATCAGGAAGTGATGTTATTGGTGTACGACTGAGGCGTAAATGCCCACCTACAGTTAAGTTATCAGGAAGTGCCGTGATTTGTGTACCAGCGAGGTCTAAATCCCCATGAACAGTTAAGTTATCAGGAAGTGATTTGATTTTTGAATAACTGAGGTCTAAATACCCATGAACAGTTAAGTTATCAGGAAGTGATGTTATTGGTGTATCACTGAGGTATAAATGCCCAATTACTTTTTTAGTTACTTCTTTCCCTTGAAGTAATAATTCTCCTGCCTCATCACTAAAAAGGAAATCTCTATCTGTGTACCCGATTAACTCGTCTGGATTAGAATGGAATTTATAGATGTTCACAATACATACTCTATGTCAATCTATTCCAAATCTTCTGTAGCATTGGATACATATCTGAGTACCTTACCTTACCTGTACGCATTTGTAGCATTAACCAACGTAGGTTACGTATCTTATCAAATGATGACATTTCATCGTATCTGCGTAATTGTCTTCTTGCACGTTGATGGTCTGATGTCCAACCTTTGATAGTCCTCATCATCAATAGGAACAACTGATGGTAATCATCTTCATCGACTCTACCACCTGCCATGTCTCTTAATATACGTTTAACACGCAGTTCAGGTATCTTCACACTGTATCTAGTTATTATCTTATCCGAGTATTGTTCTTGGTGCATCAGTAATGTAATAGCATTGTACATATCAGGTTGAGTTGTTCTGAACCCTTTAAAATCAGGTTGGCGCATAATACTACGTGCATATCTAACTGCACTAGCACGGTCTTCATGCCAAATGATGTTGAGAGCAAAAAACATATTCACTAACAGTAACCCTAGGTCATCTGCTTTAGTTCCATCGACAAGATTCAGATTTCTAAAAATCCTAGTCTCATTTAATTCATCAAAAAATTCAAACTTACTCATATTCTTTAAACCAATCTTGTGTTTCACTTCTATGTAAAAATTCTAATGTGCGTGAACCCGTTGAACCCACACGCATTGGTAAATTTCTACCACGCATATTTTCTAATCTCCCAGTACTTTCATATGCCGATTCATCACTTAATTTAACTTGATGGTCGGAATCATCGATGTCCTTGAACCACTCACCATTGAATTTAACCCAAGAACCATCGCTTGTATTAATATATCGTGTTGGTACAATCTTTCCAGGAAGCAACATATTGGGGGGTAAATAGTCACCATAATCCACGGTTTGCTTTTCTTCAGTTGGTTTTAATAAACTCATTGTCATCAACTTGGTCATGTACTTTAATGCAATACCCGTATCTGATTGTTTGGTACTTGCTAAGTCTACAAGTTGTTGAATTGCTTTGTCAGATAAATTACTAGGAGTAGTATCCATCTCGGTATACACAATTTGTTGCAATACCTGTTGTACTATGGATTGATTATCAGGTTGCTTTAACTGTGATAGTTTTTCATTCCACTTGGAAAGCCATTCCTTTGCTTTATTTCGTATTCTCGAATCTTGCAATCCACGCGCTAAAGCATCAGTAATGCTCATGGTACTAAGGCGGTCACTGATTGCACTCAAATATACATCGGTGCTCTCATTTAATACTTCATTTACTTTCATTTATCTTCTTCAAACTACGTTGAAATTTACGAGTATCTCTAGTTCTAATAGAATTAAGGAACTTTCGAGTCAAATTATCTGCTTCTTCTTCACTATATGATTCAGCAACAAGGTCTAATAATCGACCAGCACTTTCGATTAAGTTATCAGCACGACTCCGTATGACATGTAATTTATCACGCTCGATATATAAATCTTCCAACTCTTCTAGAATACTACGTGTTCGTTTTTGCATTATGCAACCTAATACTGTTTATTGTATTTATTAACTTTTAAAACTATTGAGCATTGTTTGTAATTGATTTGTTCTGACATCAGCCTTAACTGCATTAATTGCCTCATTGGGTTCTACGGTATTGGCGACACCAGGTTTTATCTTATTCATTATTTCATTAGATGTAACAGACGTGTTATCAGCAGAATCACCACCATCAGTAATCTTAAGTGTGTTTAAGTCAAAATTCAAATCAATCTTTTGCCCAACACCAGCACTAGAACGAGTTTTCATCAACTGTAGTTGATACCTACCCTGTTCTCGCATTGCTCGACTGGTGAAAATACCAAATACATTATCTGCTGTATTGATTTTGGAAATACCACCCGATATATGGCTATGGTCGAACTCAACTTCCTCAACCGCACTTCTATTCAACTGTGATGCGGTTACCATAATAATATCCAACTCCTTTGCTAAGTTACGTATCTCTTCCGATACATATTTGTCCTTAACAAACAAGTCACTTGGACTAACCTTTGTACTAACTGGCATTAATAAGTCCAAGTAATCAATACACATACAATCAATCTTAACCTTTTCCTGTATTTCCAATTCCTTGACATAAGAACGTATGTCATTAACTGTACTCTGTGCGGGCATATACTTAATGCGTAATTTTCCTGAAGTTTTTTCTAATAACTTCACTTTCATCTCAACATTATCAATATCTTTAAAAATTCTATTAGACGCAGTATCAGTCATCATTGAGTCTATTCGCATACTAGTCAAATCCTCACTTAACTCAAGTGTAATGAATACACAGTTTTTTCCCTTCTCTACCCAATTAATCATAAGATTTTGCATAAACAAAGATTTACCAGAACCAGAACCACCTGCAAATATTTGCAATTCACCTCGGTTAAATCCGCCGTATAATTTCTTATCCAATGAATCCCACCCTGTACTAGTTTGTCCATTGTTATCTTTAATCGCTAACAATCTTTCCCTTGGGTCTTTAAAGTAATCGGTACCCATATCCTTTGTCAAACTAATTTGAACCGCATCTTTAATTAACTTTTCAACAGGGTCAAACTCTCCCTTTTCCAATAAGTCAGCACTTTCTAGAATTGCTCTTTCGAGTTCTTGTCTACGAGTAAACCCTTCAAATTCATCCAAGAACCAATCATAATGACCTTCATTGAGTTCTGGTACTGCCTTCATATTAGTATTAGTAACTGCATTAATTTGCTCAAGTGATGGCAGTGTACCATGCTCATTTGAATGTTCACTAATCATTAATGCTGCTTCTTGCAACGAAGCATCAAAGTTATCCACGTTATATATATTCTGCACACGAACAAAACTCTCTGCATTATTAAGCATCATTTCTAAAAATAACTTCTGTACGTCTTTATTATATTCCTTCATTAATAAAACTCACCGATTCTCAGTGATTCTCTCCAATTCATATTTCTTCCCAATTACCAATCTAATAAATGCTTTTTTTGCCAATTTTATTTTTAATTCAGTAGCATTACTACTTTCTAAAATCTTCAATAATGTTGGTATTTTTCCGTATTGCACAATCGCATCATTAACGTCCTTTACCCCTTTATCCCATTTTGGGATACTTACCTCAAAACCATGCTTCATTGCATCATCGATAAGTTTTAAACCAGGTTCATCAAAGTCGGGAACAACAATAACCTTGCGATGCAATCGATGCAATTGATGCGCTTGTGCATTGCTTATTTCATTATGCAATACCGCAGTACCATCAATACTTATCGCATCAAATACACCCTCAGTCACAATCACATAATTCCAATCAGCATGTTGCAAATCAATGCCAAATATATATCCCCGCTGTTGTTTATTGTGATATTTAGGAATTCCATTATCTAGAAATCTAGAAGTGTAACCAACCAATCTACCGCCATTAGTATATGGAATTATTATTCTATTTTTATTACGTGCGGTAGCATCGGGGGTAATCATAAATGGGTACTGATTGTATTTCAATCCACGTGATGTTAAATACTTGACATATTTCTTGTCTTTGTGTGTAATTGGTCGAGCACCATTTGGTAGTTTGACTTCATTGAAATAAATAATGGTGTTAGGAGACGAATCACTTCTGTCATCTATGATATCATTAATGCTTTTATGCCTTAGACTTTCGATACCCATCCAATCAATATCGATACTACTTACACCCATCCACTTAAGCAATTTCTTTGCTTTATACCCAACAGGTTTCCCCATTGTAAAACCTGTTTTGAAATTACAATTAAAACAATGATACGACCAATCATATTCACCATTTAATAATATTCCACCACGACTCCGTTTGTCTTGTGTCTCACCATTATGAATACAACAAACGGCATTAAACGAAATCCATCCACTGGATGACTTCTTTCGTTTAAATGGAAGATATGATAAAATATTTAACATTATATATATTATATGGTATTAAATATTTTTATGATATGTTACTTTTACCAAATAAGGAAAAACGGTAAAAGATTGATGAGGACTCGATACGTACACACGCGAGTCAACGTGTATGAAAAGGTAAAGAATAAACAAAAACCTTTAGTACTAACACAATATTTTTGCACTTAGCGTTGTGCTACAGATGTACTTCGCTAATATTTAACAACTGTGTTGTTGTGCTACTCTATAAGGAGGACGTGGAGTAAGTACGTCATCTTTATCTATTAACCAACTACTACGGAGTAATACAAAACCATACTATATAGACAAGATATAACAAGAAAAAATATTTTCACGTTATGTCCCATTCCGCATCAATGGAGGACAAACCAAGATAACAAGTACTTCGACTCATTAACGATGCAATTTCAAAATAATATACAGTTAAATTATATATTTGTCAATAGTTCTTATTAAAGAATCTGAGATAATTCGATGACCATTTTCATTAGGGTGTCCACCACATGCATAGCAATCACGTTTAAGTGCATCACGTATTTGCAAATCATAAAATGTATCATTGGAAATAATTTTAGTAGCCACTGTATTGAATTGAATTACGGGAACATCGTACCTAGCAGATACCCCGTCGAACATCCTCAGAGTAGTTTCGTAATTTAGTTGACTTAACGAGTCACATGATGACATTGCCACATGATACTTTCTTAATTCAAACCATCCTCTATCCACATTTGGACCTGCGTAATCAAGCCACGTTGAGTGTAAGTAGTTATTCCATGGGTCACCCTCACCAGTCTCGTAGTTGGGGTCATACCAACTAACTCTATCCTCACCAGTAAGACCAACTAAAATAATAGATTGCTTAATTTCATCTTCAGTTCTATTATTCAACCACCACATCAAACTCCACTGCATTGATTGCAAACTAGAACCAGGGAAGGAAAGATTTTCCTGAGTGTAGTTATATTTGGATGATACTAACCCCGTATAACAATTATTAATTCTATACGATTCGTTGTACCGATGGTCAAATGATATCCCTTGCTCAACTAAATTGGGGTCAATTAATTCATCACCATATGTCCAACTACATCCAAATGATACAATATTACATGGTTTAATACTAATACCCGTCTTTGTGTACTAAGTACTTAGCGCGAATGTATGCTTTAACTAAGCCAGAACGTACAATATCTTCCACATCAAACTCATTTGTTTGAAACCAATTAGGCATCGATTGTAGTACTTTAACAAACTTACATACATCTTTGTCCTTATCT